CACATAGATGCTAGAGGACTTGTTCATGGTAACTACAACCTACACGGAACAGTTACAGGGCGTTTAAGTAGTAATGAACCTAACATGCAACAGTTACCTCGTAAAGTGAATAGTGCGATGTTGTTCCAGTATCATAATGAGATAAAGACACTGTTTGTATCTCGCTTTGGTGACAATGGCGTTATAGTACAGTTTGACTACTCCCAGCTAGAGTTACGTATCCTAGCAGTTATGACTGGGGATAAAGAGCTTATCCGACTGTATCGTTCTGGTGCCGATTTACATAAAGAGGTAGCCGCAGGTGCATTCGGTGTAACTGTAGATGAAGTCACTAAAGACCAACGTACTGCTGCTAAGAAGATTCAGTTCGGTATCGTATACCAAGAGTCTCCTAAGGGACTGTCTGAAGACTTACGTGCGGAAGGTATTAATATGTCTGTAGAAGAGTGTCAGAAATTCATTGATAACTACTTCAAACGCTTCCCAGACGTAGAGCGTTGGGTTAAACGTATTAAGAAATTTGCTAAGAAGAACAAGTTCGTTAAGACTCTTACTAACCGTATTCGTCATCTAGAAGGTTTAGATTCTACAGACCGCTCTATTGCGAATGAGGCAGAACGCCAAGCGGTTAACGCACCTATACAGTCAACAGGTTCAGACTGTACCCTTATGTCTCTTATCAAGATTAATGAGTGGCTACAGGAGTCTGACTATAAGAGCCGTATCGTAATCACGGTTCATGATAGTATAGTATTTGACTGTCCAAAGGATGAGGTAGTAGAAGTAGCTAAGAAAGTTAAGCATGTTATGGAGAACTTAGCTGAATACAATGAGTTCTACAATTTCCTAGGTGATGTGCCAATCCTGTCTGAGATGGAGATTGGATACAACTACGGTCACTCGTTCGAGTGTTCTATTGAGGATATTGAAGAGCACGGAGTGGACGGTTACCTACAGAAAGAGTTAGCTGATAAAAAGGCTAAGGCAGAGAAAGAGTATAAGAAAGCTGAAGAAAACGGTACACCAATACCAAAATTTGCATTAGATTACTGGGAGAAGGCTTGTTAGAGCCTTCTTCTTTTTTGTATAGGAAACTAGTTCTGTATCTCACGGAAGAATCTTCCACTCGACTTGAGGATAAAATTTTGCAAAACTCAATTTGAGGGAGGAAATCAATATGACCAAGACTAAAACTTACGAAATGGTTAATAAATCTAATGGGGTAGTAATCACATGCACGGAGAAATACGTTCTAGATTGGATTAGTAGGGGCTTTGAAGTAGATAAAATCATACTAAAAGGAGAGACAAAGACATGCTAGAACACATGCCTAATAATGTAGATTTTGATAAGGTTGACTGGGTTGCCTTGGCTAGGCAACTAGGACTAAAATTATCTGACGAGCCTATAGAAATTACCAGACTTGGCACTCCTTACCGACAGTACTTAGCAGCAGTCACAATGGCATCTAGGATGGTCGATTGTAATCTTAGACTAGAGCAGATAAATGAAGAATTAGATAAAATGATTGATGAACGACAGGTTACCTCCTTTGACAAGGCGTGTATCAAGTTGTATTTAAATAGAATAGTAGAAGAAGAAAAGCTCCCTCATTGATAGGGGGCTTTTCATTTTGTTTATAGGTCAGGAGACGATTCCCGTTTCTTGACCTTTTTTTATGTCGAACAGGTTGTTGAACCCCACGATACTAAGAGATGGTGGAGAAAAAATTGTGTGCCTTGCTTTAATAATTGTGAAGGCGTTCAAGACAGAAAGGTATGATGAGTATGTCACGTAAGATTATAAGAATCGCCTTACCAAAAGGTAAAATGTACACAGCGGATTTACAGAGGGAACTGGCTATAGATAGCTCTAATGTTCTTAAAGAAGTCCTAAGCCACCCTAGTAAGTATGCGTGGTGGAAGACCCTGTATGATGTAGCTGAGAATCATGTACAGTACCTGCAAGACCTAAGCATTGGTGGTGAGCGTTACGAGAGAGCAGTAGAGCACAGAGATACTTTACAGTCTACTCTTGAAGCGTTTAATCATAGAGAATCAACATTGAAGCTATTGTTACGTAGTAGTGACAAGCGTAAAGTGTTGAAAAGTTATAACCAAAATATCACACATTTAATGGGCGTAATTTAGGTCATTGACCGTAACTAGCCCCAAGGAGGAAAATTATAATGGCAAAATTAGACGTATCGGCACTAGCAGCAAGATTAACAGAGTTAAATAGCAATAGCGGAGGTAATGGTTCTGGCGGTGGAATTAGCTGGCTTAACCTTAAAGATGGGCGTAATGTTATCCGTATCTTACCACCTAAAGGTGATGGAGTATTTGCTAAAGAGGTATTCGTACACTTTGGTGTGAATAAGACTGAAGAGAATAAACGTGGTACAATGGTAGTGTGCCCTAAAACTCATGGAGATAACAAGCCTTGTCCAGTATGTGACGTTGTTGCTGAGTTCCGTAAGCTATCTAAGAAGAAAGATGACAAGTACGATAAGATGGCTAAAGAGCTTAACAAGAAGACACGTGTATACTACAACGCTATTGACCGTGCCGATGACCTAGATTCATTTGAGAAGAAGGAAGTAGATGGTAAGGAGAAATGGTTTAACGCTGATGATGAAGAGGAAACACCTATCAAAGTGTTTGGTTCTGGTATCGGCATCTATAAGGCGTTACTTGCTCTTATCATTGATCCAGAGTACGGTGATATTACCGATGAGGAAGAGGGCTTAGATGTAATCATTACTAAGTCTGGTACAGGTTATAACACTAAGTATGATGTTAAGACTGTGCGTAAAGAGTCTGTTATTGGCTTTGATAACTGGGAAGAAGAGGCACACGACTTAAACCCATTAGCTAAGGCTAAGAGCTATGATGAGATTGATGCTATTCTTAATGGTGAAGAGCCTGAAGAGGGTGAAGAGAAGGAAGAAGAGCAGGAAGAGGAAGAGAAGCCTAAAAAGGACTCTACCAAAACTAAGCTGAAAAAAGAAGAGAAGGAAGAGGAAGAGGAAAACTCTGAATCTGAAGAGTCTAGCGATGGGGATGGAGACGACCTATCTGCTGAGATTGCAGCAAAACTAGCAGCACGTAGAAAACGTAAGTAAGGCATACTTAGGACATTAAGCAGGTGGGCAACCACCTGCTAATACTTTTGAAAAGGGGATATATACTTATGAAAGAGATTAAACAAGCTGTAGATGTTAGCCATGAATTTAAATATGAACTAGGTTGTATTGAAGATGAAGTGTGCCGTCACTTAGCAGTACATGGCTTAAATAAAGCACCTGATTACTTCTGGTATGTACCAGCATCAGCAAGTGGTAAGTACCATCCAAAAAGTAGCTTAGGTCTGGCTGGCTTAGTACGTCATGTAAAAGGTGTATTCCGTATCTCTGAGGAGTTATTAGACCATAAATTATACTCTCCCTTTACACCAGTAGAGAAAGATATGATTCGTGTTGCTGTACTACTACATGACTGCCTAAAGCAAGGTACAGATGGTACTCATACTGTAGCCGAGCATCCATTATTAGTACGTGAAGCACTTCACCCTACTAAAGGTTATGGATTCACTTGTGATATGGATACTACACTGCGTGTTAAAGATATGGAAGATAAATGGAGCTTAATCTGTAATATGATTGAGACACATATGGGCATCTGGAATACAGATAAAGAAGGTAATGAAATTATGGACATTCCTAAAACTAAAGCTCAACTACATGTCCACATGTGTGACTACCTAGCTAGTAGAAACTGCATTGAAGTAGATGTGACACCTAGAGAAGCACAGTCTAACTATAAGAAAAAGGATGAAAATAACGCTCCTGCATGGGTAAGTGAACCTGCTACTACAGGTCAGATTGGCTTTATTAAGAAGCTACTTGTTACAGCTATGAACAAGGGAGTTTCTCATCCATACGATGGGGTGACTTTAGTAAAAGATGGTGAGATTGTCATTACAAAAGGCAAGGCGAGTGCTATGATACAAAATTTACAAGGTTTGACAGGTCAATAAACCCTAAGGAGTCGATTTCTGACTCCTTTCTTTTATTTTTTGTGAGGTGATTGAGATGGCAGAAGCAGGACGCAAGAGAAAGTGGCAACCCCATTGGAATGATGAAATTCTTAAAGCCCTTGAGACGAAAGGTGAATATGACTACACCTATATAATTGAACAGCATGGTCTACGTTTGGTATGGGTGAGGGATAAAATTAGAGCACTGTGTAAGCAGGCTCATGATGGTAGTGTATCCCTTAGGTGGGATAAGAACGCTCACATAGTTTATATACGTAAGTCTTATGTTAGACCTAAGCCTGCAATACCTAAGGGCATTCCTGCTATTGAAAAGTATGCGGAACAGGCTAAGGCTATCAGAAGTAACAGAGATAAGTTCATTGCTCTATGCAAGAAGGATGGAGAGGAATACCCTATCAACTTGTATGCTGTCACTGAGCAACATGCTAGAATGGACTTAGAAGAGAACTACAAGGTAGATGAGATTGTAGACTTACTACCTGCGAAAGAATACCGTAAAAAATACAGAAGAGCATTATAAGGAGGAAACAAGATGTTACTACTAATTGATGGGAATAATATAGGTTACCGTGCTTTCCATACTCCGCAAGGACAACTAGAGACAAAGGATGGCAAGCCTACAGGTGTAATGCAGGGTGTCCTTAAATCCATTAAGATATATCTGGAACGCTTCCCAGAAACTACTAAATGTTTGGTGTGTTTCGATGGTGGAAAAGCAGAATGGCGTAAGGAATTATATCCCGAATATAAGGCAAATCGTAGTTATGGTGACGACCCTGAAGAGAAAGCTAAGTTCGATGGGCTATTTGCTCAATTAAATGAGCTTAACACTATGCTTCCTAAGATCAATATACGTAGTATTAAGTTAGATGGTCATGAAGCCGATGACTTAATTTATGCATTCTGTGAGCTTACTCAAGACAATGTTATGATTGTCTCAAGTGATAAGGATATGCTACAGCTCATCAATGAGCGTGTATCAGTGTATACTCCTTACAAGGATAGAGTAATCGGTATCAGTGACTTCTATGAAGAGACTGGAGTAACACGTGAAGCATACCTTGGTTACCGAGCGTTAGTGGGGGATACTTCAGATAATATCATTGGTATTCATGGTATAGGTGAGAAGAAAGCTAAAGCACTGATGGATAAATATGGTCACATTGACCACATCCTAGCTGCTACTGGTGACGTGAAGAAAGCATTAATGAAGTCTAAGGTTAATGCACGTATCTTTGAGCCTGAGAACTTAAAGCGTCTAGGTGTTAATAACAAGATTATGAACCTTAAATTCTTTGACTACACAAGCATTAGACATGAGCTAGATAAGGCTCTAAATGATCCTATTGAGTTCGATACAAACTACTTCAAGAACTGGCTGATGCGTAACCAGTTTGCTGCTATCCTAGCAGAGTACCTAGCGTTTACTATGGTATTCCGAGCACTAGAGGAGGATGATGAGTAATATGTGGCATGATAGAGCCAATGGTGATATGTGGAGGCAACTAGACAGGGTTGAACACAAGACAGTTATCATAAACTGTATACGAGAAACTATCGCCCAGCATGTAAGCTATGAGCCTCATATGGGAGACTTTGATGTCTTTATAGAAAGAGCAATTAATGGGTTGGCTAGTAGCTATGTGATGGGTATATCAAGGAGAGTCCCTGCTAAAGAGTTTGAGAAGACAGTTACCTTCCAAGTACCTGCTACATGGTGGCAACACTTTAAAGAGTCCCACTTCCCTGCATGGGCGTTAAGGAAATTTCCAGTTAAGTACACAACCTTAGCTGAGACTATTGGGTTTAAGGCTCTATATGACCACATAATACCTGGTCATAACCCTCATATCCAAGTGCATGTAGCAGAACACAAATGGGAATGAGAATACAGAACACCATAAGGCAGGTATGGATGTGCTGGCTATTCAGCTATGTATTCCAGTTAGCAGGAATCATTCTAGTAGGAGTGGTATGGTGGGGTATTCTAGACCTAGATGAATACTACGCCACACATCCTCCAGACATAACTATTTGGAGTATAAAGATACTAGGTTGGGTAACCAGTTTCATTCTGGTATATCGACTAGAGAAAAAAGAGGGGTCTCTGTAGAGAGACCTCTTATTTTATGCCATATGACAAATAA